TGTTCACTGTAACATTATCTGGAGTGTTATCTAATATATGTAAATTTTTTACAACAGTATCCCAATCACTAGGGTATCGGATATAGTTGTTCTTTAAACCTACAGCATCTACACTAAAATTAAATTTAACTGCTTTAAAATGATTCCATAATTTGAATAATTTAGAAGGTAGTTCTAATCCGTTACTATTATATCTAAGAACGCAGGTTGCGGCTGATCCTGATTCGACCATGAACTCTAAAATTTTATAATGTTCTGGAATTAACAAAGGCTCGCCGCCGGCAAAATAAAGTTCTTTGATATTATGACCTTGCCCTTTCATAGTATCTAAGAAACTGCCTTTTTGATACCAAGTGTAATCATAGTCTTTGTTCCAACCTTGGTCTTGCTTTAACTCAGTAGTTTTGTACTTGGGGTACTGTAGTTTCCAATCCTTGATCCAACTTGAACTGTCATGCGGACTGCACATTATACATTTAAGCTGACACATATTCCCTAGTCTCAAGTCAAAGTACGGAATATTCACTGGCAAAGAACCATCTACTTTGGTTTTACTAACTATGGATTCGAGATCTAATCGATCTTTCCAAACTTCAGTTTCCCATTGGCGCTTGCTGGTAATTCCCGCATCTTCTTCAACAAAGCATTTTTGACAACTAGTCGGTACTTGATTATTAAGCATCTGCAATCTAGTCTGCCGCATGGCTGCAGAATTCCATACTTCGTCGATAGTATGATCTCGCAAATTCATTGCAACTCCGTCTTGCATTACTAGACCCGCAATTTTATTATCAGTTACTCCTGCTCCGCTAGCATTGGCGGTGCAACACACTCTAACATCGCCGTTTGGACGAGTGGCTAAATGAATCCATGGAAGAGGACAAAAAGTATTCATTTTATTTTTCATATTTTATTTGATATACTTGTTTACCAATATCGAGTTTTATTTTAGGAACTCTTAAGTCTTTTGTGCATCCTCCGCAAACAAGTTCTCGACAGACTATGGGTTGAACTAGAGATTTGGTGAATTGTTCAACAAAATTTTTGTCGTATAAAGATAATGGAGTGTCTAAATTAAAAACATAAGTTGCACCGCATGTTGAGGTTAACTGTCCAAATGCAATTGAAATTTTGTCAACTCCAACGTTGCACAACCATCCAAAATAATTATTTAAATTTAGTGTTCTTTTCAAAGTTAATTTTGTATAATCTTCTATAGTTCCATCGTTAAATTTCATTTTAGTTACGCTGGGTTTAGATATGAATCCTTTTTCTTCCATCTTTTTTATATACTCAAGTGGTGGAACTTTTTTAACCCTGTCTTGAAATTGTTCCAGTTGCTCTTTAGTATAATCTTCCCTAACTGTTGCACCCTTAACAAGTAACCAAGATTTAACCAGCCAAGGAACTGGATGATCTACTACTGTGTTAAGATAATTAATAGATTGGTCCCAATTAGTAGGATCTAATATTACATTGGCCGCTACGTGACTTTCGGTATTATTATAAATGTAATCAGCAACCTGTATTATGTGATGGGGATTACCTTCTGCATGTAAACTGATATGTATTTCATCAAAGAATTTTGCATTTTCCTGCCACCATCTCATAGTTCTAGATGCATTTGTAGTTAATGATATACAAATTATTTCAGGATGATTTAATTTTAAATGCTTTGCAAAGTCGCCAACCCTGGGCCATAATGTAGGTTCGCCGCCACTTATTTCTATCTTTATTCTTTTTTTATTAAAATTTTCTTTATATACATTTAATAAATGATCAATATTTTTTACATATAAATCAAAGTCTTTAGGAAATCCGTGATTCCCTTCATTTGAGCCAGGATGACAATAGTGACAACTATAATTGCAAATATTTGTTGGATAGATATCTATAGCCAGCAAATCGTCGTATTCGCTATTTTTAATTTCTATAGGAGTTCTTGTCATTTTTTACCAATTATCATAAATCGTTTATACAGCGGAAGATCTAATTCTCCAGCATATAACACTGTTAACTGACTTTGAGTTTTAAATTCTTCTAGGTCTTTGGCAATTCTTATATGCTCAGGGATGTTGTAATTATTACTTTGCAAAACAATTAGACTGTGTTGAGGCAATCCGCTCAACCATAAATCATACTCATCTTGTGTTATATGCTCACAACTGGTATTAATAACTACATCAGCATCACTGCGAATCGAGCACATGTCTGAGGTAACCGCACAAAACTTTCCAACTATTTCTTCAATCTTATTCATGTTATTGGCTATCGGTTCGCAACTGGGATCTATGTCAACGCTACGAATGCTGAGAACAGGCACATCACTTTGGAATAGCATACTGGCCAACACCCCAACCCAACCGCCGTGGATGTCAACTGTCACCCATCCGTTCACCTGTTTTTTTAGTTCGTTACACAACCATTCTTTACTTTGCATCTGACCCTTCCAGAATGCATCCATGGTTCGTGTTGGATCTTCGCTAGATCTTATAGCCTGTATCCAATAATGAAAATGTTCTAGATCAATTTTCATGTGTAATTCTAATAAATTGTTCATTTAGTTTATCGAAACTTCCGCATTGTTTGGAACATTCTTTTAAGCCAGTGGTAATCCAGCAATTAGAAATTTTAGAAAAATATCCCGAATCAAAAATTTCTTTTAAAGAGTTGTTGGTTAGATTTGGAAATTCCTTAATCTTTTCGAGGTAATCATTTTTATTAAAACTCTGTTCTGGCCACCATTCTAAATCTAACCAACAACACGGGCTTATTGCGCCTGTGGCACTGACATATAGCTCACTTTGATTTTTTGCCTTACAGCTAATCACAGGTAAAACTTCTTGTTGTGCTTTTTTAACTTTAGTAATCATAGATTTACTTTTCGACGTTGGATATAAAGTATCTATGACATTGTTATCATCATCTAAAACATCAAACTTGTCGTCTTTGAATCTACTGGTGTGCTTGATAGAAAATTCTTTAAACCCTAGTTGTTTAGATAAAATTCTACATTCGTCTATTTGATGTTCATTATGTTTAAAAATAATCATGTCCCATCTTGCGTCGCCGCCGTTTGAAATAAACGCTTGAGCATTTTCAATTATTTTACTCCAATCGGTGTTGATTCTATATTTAGAATGTGTGTCAGCTAGTCCATCTATTCCAAAAATAACTGTCACTTTTTGCTCTGCTAAATTTTTCCACCATGGAATTGATTTAGCACTTCCATTAGTATGCATTCGAAGATATATCTTAGGATTATGCTTTCGTAGATACTGAAATATCTCAAGAGTATCTTTGGCAACTATAGGATCACCTAAGTTTCCGCACATATAAAAACTGTCTAATTGTTTTACAAAGTCGGTATCAAACCATTGAACAAATTTTTCTAATGTAATTTCATCTAAAATTAAATTAGGATTAAGTTTTCCGCCATTGATTCGTCGTGGGCACATAGGACATTTCGCCTGACATTTAGATGTCACTTCGAAATGCATTGATCGTATATCTGTTATATTATACATTTTTTAAAATTTATGACATACAATTATTTAGAAATATCACTGTTTGCATTTTGGTATCTTTGAGTCTGCACTACTAACACAACTAGGAGTAATACAGTGTTTAGGTTGCTTGAATAATTCAAAACTGTCCAATGTACCTAGTGGAACATCGTGACAACTGTAACTTCTTTTAACCTCATTACCTCTTATTATAACACTTTGATAGCCAGAATTACAAGTCCAATTGATAAATTTATTAAATTCAAATGCGTTGAATCTCTCTGCTTGATCGAACAAGTATTCTGTACCATCTGCATCATATAGTGCTATCTGATAAAGTTCTTCACCATTAGCACGTTGCGGAAATCCGGTCTGCATTTTGTGAATCATATTCTCAGTGTAGCCACTTACAACCGAACTCGCTGTGGGATCACTTTGTGGCTTGAGAGTTACGTTAATTCCTCGAGCATGAAATCGTTCCATACGAGCATACAACTCGTCAAACTTCTCAGGTACCATTACTTGATTGATTGTAACGTGTACCAGCTCGTATTGTAACTGTAGGCACTTGTCACCAAACTCTTGCTCCTTGGCAAACTCATCGTGAAAGCTGGCTGTGATACTTCTGCGTTGTAACATCTCAGTGTTCTTACACCAAGTGTTCCACCATTTACTACCCGGCGACAAATTAGTAGTCATGTGTATACTTTGGTACTTAGATTCTAATTCGTCTAGATGTTTCACTAAGTCTAGCAACTGTTTATATGCAGTAGGTTCACCGCCGCTGAACGACCAATGGAACTGGTTAAATCCATTGTCCCGTGCTTGACGCTTAATCTCGTCTACAGTGGCTTTATACACTTCAAGCGGTTGGTGATCCAATTTGTCACTGCGAGCATAAGGCCAACAGTAACTACAATTATAATTACAAAATCTACCCAAGATCCAACTGGTAGAAAATAATGGATTGGCTAACATTGTGCGTTGTCCAAACCGGACAATGCGTTCGAACGGAATTGATTTAAAATTTTGCATAATAACGGTAAGTATTTAACTGCTAGATCAGTTGACATAACTAGATTAGATAGTATAATATACATGTGGTCGTGAGTGGAATAGGCAGACCTCCCGCTAGTCCCATAGACTAGAGTGGGGACGGGGCAAAGTCGTAGACAGCGCCTTTGTAGGTTCGAAACCTACCGACCATACCAGTTTTAAGCACCTGCAAGCAAGGGGGCTTATAAGTATTAGAACATAACTTTAAGGAAAACATTATGTCAACAACAGTAGAACAACTAAAAACAGACTTTGAAGCATTCTTGGCTGAGGACGCAAAGTTCACAGCAGGCAATGGTGCTGCCGGAACTCGTGCTCGTAAAGCACTTCAAGAAGTTGCTAAGGGTGTCAAAGCTCGCCGCAACGAAATCACAGAAGAAAAAAACACACGTAAAGAAGCCAAGGTCTAACTATGGACGACAAGGACAGTATCACACTTGATGATATTGAAATTGATCTAAGCAACTATGGTGCTGCCCAATCCAGCACCATGATTGATACATTAGATACAATTACAATCACTGGTCTATCAGATCAATATTCTAGTATGAATACTATAACACTGCCCAGTAGCAACACCTTTACCTATAGTGGCGTTGGTGCAGGCGGTAGCAGTATTGCTACTATTGGTAATATTACCGGCAATAATCAATGGACTACTGGAACTAGTGGATACACTATAAACAACGGTAACTGGAATAGTCCAAACACCGTTAACATCAGTACCACCGGTATTGAAATGGCCGCTGGCACTGATATCACAGTTGGCGGTCAGAGTCTAAAAGAGTTTATGAAGAAGATGGAACAGAGATTAGCTATACTTGTTCCTGACCCTGCAAAACTTGAAAAGTTCGAAGCACTTAAAAAAGCCTATGAACATTACAAAACTATGGAAAGTCTTTGTTTCGATGAACCAATCGAAGAACCAGAACAGTAAATAAACATGAATGTTAAACTTTTATCCTATAGTCAACCAACAGAGGAATTTAGAGATCTGGGCCTCACAGATGCGCAGGAACTCATTGCGTATTGCGCCCGTGTCAGCAATCCCTCCAATCAGCTTAACACAGACACATCCGAAAAACTTATACGATACTTGGTTAAACATGCCCACTGGAGCCCACTTGAAATGGTCTCCGCCTGCGTTGAAATTACAACCACAAGAGACATTGCAAGACAAATCTTGCGACACAGAAGTTTTAGTTTCCAAGAGTTCTCTCAACGCTATGCTGACCCAACGAAAGATCTCAATTTTGTTACAAGGGAAGCTAGACTTCAAGACCCAAAGAACAGACAGAACAGTGTCGAAGTGGAAGATCAACTGCTACAAAACGAATGGTATCGAGCTCAACAACGAGTCATATATGCTGCCAAACGAGAATATGAGTGGGCCATTGCCAATGGCATTGCCAAAGAGCAGGCTAGAGCTGTACTGCCAGAAGGGCTTATTGAAAGTCGATTATATATGAATGGTACTCTACGTAGCTGGATTCATTTTATTGAATTGCGTAGTGCCAACGGTACACAAAAAGAACATCAACTGATTGCATTAGCCTGCGCCAAGGCCATTGCTGCTATATTCCCAATGAGCGAAAGCCTTGCACAATGAAAGAAAAGATTGATCAGTTTTGCAAAAACTACGAAGTACAAATCGTAGATGATCAAAAGCGCAGGGCTAGATACCATCCTCCTCGATATTTTACAGATCCCCTGCGAGCAGACGTTATAAGCAGAGATTTTGTAGAATACGAAACAGAAAAGGTGTTCACCGTTCAAATACCCGAAAGCCGCTTTCGAGCTCTAGTCGAAATGGAACAGAGATTTTTTGGTAATCACACTCACGGATATAGTGATGCTGATATGTTTTCCATGCTTATGGAAAAAGAACGTGAGGAAAGTTGGTATCGACAATCTATCGAAGCTGTCCAAAAAGCCTATGAACAGTATAGTATTATGCTCAATTTGGCAGGATATCAAAGAAAGTTTTGATTCAAAAAAGAATCCTCTTGACATATTTTTAGAAAGATTGTATAATTACTATTATGGCACAACACACAACCTACTGGAGTTGCACTCCCTTTGCTGATTGGATACGCGGCACTAAAAAACTCGGCGCAGGTACATCTGATGAATGGCACGAATGGACCACTACGGCACAGATGAAGCACAATTTTCGTTACTGGCTAGCCGAAGAAGGCCTCGACTATGTCCAGGATTTTGTTACTTGGCCTGTTAGAAAGATCTACGATGTTAAGTATTACATCAATAATCGCTGGGTTAGTCGTACTCACAGTCTTACCGCACATACTCGTGATATCAAGCCTGGTGCTTGGTGTGATGTTGGCAATCGGTTCCTGCCATGCCTATTTAATGAGTTGGTGGATTTCGTCGAAATTGAATCCGCATGGTCGCACATCGCCTGGGGAGATAAAGAAGCTCGTGCTAAGTATGATCCTCCCTTTTGGGCTAGTGGTTGGTTCCGCTGGCGTACTTGGCGTTGTCCTCAAGCAGGTATCGATCATCTTGACTGGGCAATGGGCTTAGCCAACACTGATTGGTGCGAGCCAGACGATCCGGAGTATGGTAAACCTACCGGACAAGCACTTCGTGCCAAAGAAATCAAAGAGCTTTATATGTGGTGGACTGTGACCTATCGTGCTCGTCCTGATCCTTATGATGCAAGTGGATGGACTGAATACTGCGAAAAGGCCCGGATACTTAACGATGGTAGACTGTTTGGCAGCAAGAAGACTCCCGAACTTGAAGAACTCAGTACACGATCACACGAACTGCTACAGAAAATTGAAACAGAATATGCTGCCGAAGATGAAGCCATGATGATCCGACTGATCAAAGCTAGAGATAGTCTATGGACTTAACTCCTCAAGTCCCTGCACAGGGAATTTTAAAAGTTAATGAGTGGGGTAACTCTAAAATGTACAAGGTTGTCTGCGAATGTGGCAACGATGACTGCACCCATACTGTTGACGTTGAAGCAGAAGACACCGGCGTAACTGTAACCATTTATACCACAACTAGAACTAACTTTTGGTCTGTATCACGTTGGAAACATATTTGGACACTGTTAGTTAAAGGTCATGTAGACTTTGAAACTAATATACATTTGTCAGAACAATCTGCTCTTAATTATAGTCAAACACTAATGCAAGCCGTACAAGATGTCAAAAATTTCAAGAAGCCCCTCCCGTAATACTTTTCAAAAAGAAAAGTATATTGAACGCTGTGAGGAAGAAGGCAAATCACCCGATAAAGCATATATTAGAATGTACGAAGAACATAACTTTGATAAACTGATCAAGGAAGAGGATCCCAAATGGCAGAAAGATAATATGGAATATGATCTTCGATCCACTGACTGGATTCTAACCAAGGTTCGAGCTAGTGACGTCTATGCTCAAAATCTCTATGCGGCAATGTGTAATAGAGACTTTATCAAACACGAGGTTATACCAATTTTAAAAAATCAACGATGGCATTGCAGTTGGAGATACGCCGGTGGTATTATTGCAGATATGCAGGAAAAGGGCGATTACATTGATTGGTACTGTAGCGGTATTAGGAATGAACCGTTGGCCGAAGAAGAACTTCAGACACTGACACTAGAACAACAACATCGAGAAAAAGAATACAATGCTTTTGTTGGCGAAGGTGTAGTCACAGATGAGATCCGCGAGGATCTATTTCGTCTTGGATGGGTAGTCCAAGACGACGGAATAGACGATTAACATAAAGGGAGACGGAAGTCCAAAATGAACTGGGAACTCTATGAAGTGTGGGCTGAGGATGAAGACGGCCACGAAGAGTTGATTGAAACAACTAAAAGCCGTAGTCAGGCTTTCAAATTGGCGCAAGATACTCTTTTAGAAGGATATGTTGCCGGCATCGTTTATTTTGAAAACGAAGAAGGCGAGTTAGAACAGGTAAAACGATTTGAAATCACTTGACAATCTTAGTGAATGGTGTTATACTATAAGTATTGTTTAACACACTGGAGTGAAAAATGGCTACTAAAGCAACACACTTGGCAGAAGCTCGTGCAAAGAAAGGTCGAGATTTTAGCCCAAAATGGGACGGACACGAAACTTGGGACACTAATCAGTTCTTACGTCAGTTCCATTCTGCTATGGCCTGGTATCGCCTAGAAAGTTCTGCCAAAGAACTTAAACCCAAAGTTATCGATTGGATGGGACGACAAGGATGTACCAAAGAAGATATTTCTTCTTTTAAGAAAACCAAAGACAATCGTTGCGGCATGACAATGGGTGCTGTTGCAGCCTGCCTGATTAAAGGTATGCCTGCCGTTCGTGAAGACTTTAATGAAGGTCGAGATACCGCAGTGTGGTTACGAGCAGAAATTGTCAAAGTTATTGCTGAAGGGCAAGACGACAAAGACGATAGCGAAGAAGCTGTTGAAGTTGCTGTTAATGTATATACTCCTAGCATTCAAGAACGTGTACGAGAAGCATCTTATAGAATGACTGAGGAACTTGAAACAGCCATTGAGTCTTTCCAAACAGATCCAGAAACTTTTGATCCTAAAGCATTTAAAGTTCTTAATCTTCTTAAGGCACATCAAGCTAAGGCAGCACACGCTCGTGTGATCAAAGACTTCTACGCTAGAGACCTATCCGAGCTAGTAGAGGCAGCAACAACCAAAGACGAACAACTCAAAGAAGCCTACAGTCATTTGAGTAAAGTTCAATTAAGAAAAATCACAGCCTTCTATCAAGAAGTTGTCAGTGCCTGCGAGATGTTGGCACAAGAAGCCAAGGTCAATCGCAAGCCCAAAGCCAAAAAAGCCGTGCCTGCAGAAAAGATTGTGGGCAAACTCAAGTACAAGAAAGCAGACGAGCCCTTAAAGCTAGTGTCTATTAATCCTGCAGATATTCTAGGCGCTAAAGAATTGTGGACTTACAACACAAAGTCACGTAAACTAGGCAAATATATTGCAGAAGAATTTCAAGATCTTGGAGTTAAAGGTACAACTATTACGGGATTTAGTGAAGCTAAATCTGTACAGAAAACACTGCGTAAGCCAGCTGATCAAATTAAAGAATTTAAGGCCGCAGGCAAAGTAGTTCTACGTAAGTTTCTAGAAGAAATCAATGCTGTTGACACCCGTATGAATGGGCGTATCAACGAAGATATAATTCTGTTAAAAATTGTCTGATGTTTAATTTAGGGTTTGATAAATACTGGTATGAACAATACCAATATCGATCAAACTCTATCGGAATTAAATAGGGTTCTCAAATATCTAGTTGATGCTACTCATCAACCTGTTTCTCAACAAAGAACTCAGTTTTTAGAATTCCAATCTGGATCAGGCGAAGAAAATTTTGGCAAGGGTGTTATCTGGAGCGGTAACGGAATTACCAAACAGTTTGTCTTGAATCGCGATCCTGACAGATTTTTCTCTTCTGAAAACATTGACTTAGACAAAAATCATCACTTTTCTATTGGAAACAATCTAGTACTTTCCGGCAAAGAACTAGGATCTTCAGTAGTCAAAAGCAATTTACAAACTGTTGGTCGTCTCAAAGAACTAGATGTTGACGGATCAGTTAGTATTAATCAATATCTTTTTTACAATGCTATCACTGATAGACTAGGCCTAGGAATTGAAGAACCTAATTCTGCATTTAGTGTAGCAGAAGATGGAGTTGAAGTGATGTTAGGTACGAGAAATCATTCTCGAGGCATTGTTGGAACCTATGCTAGTAATCACTTTGACATAGTTGCTGGCAATACAACATGGATCAGTGTATCTCCAAGCGGAAACATAACGCTAGGCAACACCAATCACACACCTATTCAACTGTCGGTAAACGGAAATTTAGCAATTAAAGTTGCTGTACCAGACCCCAATGTTGACCTGCACGTGAATGGACCAATTAGATTTCACGGCCATTTACACTTTTACGCTAAAGAAATACCCGCATCGGGTTCTTATAATTCGGGCGATATCGTATGGAATACCGCACCCACCGTAGGTAACCCTGTTGGGTGGGTATGTACTAACTCTGGTAATCCGGGTCGTTGGAATCCGTTTGGACAGATCACAATATAATTAAAACTATGACCGATAATTTAGATCAAACTATAGACACAATAACACAAGGATTAAAAAACCTTGTTGTTAACAACGACTCCGGTGAGCAGTTATCAAATGCTCCTTACATAATATTTCAAGACGACCCTAACAATGTTTCTAATAAAGGAATAGTATGGAGAGGTAAAGGCTGGGGCAAGCAACTGGTCTATAACAAAATTACTGATAAAATCTTTTGTTCTGAAAGTATAGAGCTTGGCGTTAATAAGAATTTTTTAATCAACGGAGTGTCTGTATTATCAAATACAGAATTAGGAAACACTGTTGTAAAAAGCAGTCTAACAGAACTAGGCATACTTAAAGGACTAGTTGTTGAAGGCTCAGTTATTGTTGATCAACATCTGCATTACAGTGCTGCCAGTAATAGACTAGGGTTAGGCATCCAAGAGCCCAATGCTGCATTTAGTGTGTTTGAAAACGGTGTTGAAGTAATATTAGGAACACAAAATAACACCAAAGGCGTTATCGGAACCTACAGCGGAAATGATTTAGACATTGTTACCGGAAATGTTCCTAGAATCACGCTTGAAGCAGGCGGCGACATACAGCTAGGCAGTAAGGGAGCTGGACCGGTTAAAGTAACAATAAACGGAAAATTATCTGTTGGAGTGACCAGTCACGACGATCGAGCAAGTCTTCACGTAGCTGGCGCAATACGATTCAACGATAAGTTACATCGATATGCTTCCGGAGTGCCGCAAAATGGTCAATATGATCAGGGAGACATAATATGGAATGCTCTTCCTAGGCCCGGAAGTAACGTAGGATGGATTTGTGTTATAGCAGGGAATCCAGGATTATGGAGTCCTTTTGGAGATATAAAAAGTCCAGTAACGTAATGAAAGAAGCACTGGTGTTAGGAAACGGTGAAAGCCGGTATTCTGTAGATTTAAATTCATTAAAAGACAAATTTGCGTTAATCGGCTGTAATGCAATACAGAGAGATATCACAGTTGATCATTTAATATGCTGTGACCAAAGAATGATTGTGGAATCCTTAAACAATCAATCAACAAAAGGTTCTTTGATCTATGTACGTGCAATGTATTACAGACAGTATAGAAAATTACAAAAAGAAAAAAACGTAAGACTACTTCCTGAAGTACCAACAACTGGTCAAAATAAAAAAGACGACCCCACACATTGGGGCAGTGGACCGTATGCTGTGTTACTAGCCAGCACTCTTGGATTTCAAAATATCACAATGTTAGGTTTTGACCTATACGGAAATAAAGAAAAAGTAAATAACCTATATAAAAACACCCCAAATTATTCAAAAGGGGATACTAGAGCTGTGGACTACAGTTTCTGGCTATATCAAATTCAGCAGATCTTTTTAACCTATCCTGAGATAAATTACAAAATAGTAAATATCGCTGATTGGACACTGCCAGGCGAATGGAATCGAAACAACATAACTTTTGAAAATATTGAGTCATTCAAAACCGCTAACAATCAGTTGACAGTTTTGTAAATACTGTGTATACTTAATCTATACACACAGGCACAGCGGACTTTTTACGTCATTCATCCCGCTTTATAAACTCTGCATGTCGTCAAACTTGCTACCTTAATAAAGGAGACTAGAGATGGCAAAATTTTTCTCAACAAAGCATTACGGACACAACATTGGTCTGTCGGCGGTATTCCGCCAACCTAACGCAGAGCACAGTCATTGTCATCTGCTACATGGTTACAGTCTAGCGTTCACCTTCACATTTGGCTGTGACACATTAGACAACAAAAACTGGGCTGTAGACTTTGGCGGACTCAAACCGCTCAAAGCATGGCTAGAAGATCACTTTGATCACAAGTTGGCTTTGGATAAAGCCGACCCACACTTGGCCAAGTTCCAAGAACTAGAAGCATTGGATCTAGCAGAGATTAGAATCTTTGATGGCGTAGGTGCAGAGAAGTTTGCAGAACATGCGTTCGCGTTTGCTGACGCATTAATTCGAGAGAAGACTGGCAATCGTTGTTATTGCGTACGAGTTGAGTGCGCAGAACATGGAGCCAATAGTGCAATCTATGAGGCTTAATGAACACTATAGAAAAGATTTGGGCCCGGGCAACCGGGCATTTAATAGGACAAACCGATGAAGATCGGCCGGATGTTCCAATACTGACGATGAAAGAAGCCCGTTGGGCTTTATTCTTTAAAACATTCTGGGTTATAATCCACGTTATAACCTGTTGTTTTATTATTGCCAATACCATTAGGCATTGGTAAATAATTATATGCGTACATTTAACATTCACAACATCGAAATAGGAAACAACAAGCCTCTAGTATTAATTGCTGGACCTTGTCAAATTGAAAGTCTAGCTCATACTCTAGAAACTGCACACAGCATAAAAGAAACCTGTGACAGTTTAGGGGTTAAGTTTATCTATAAAAGCAGCTTTGACAAAGCCAATCGATCCAGTATATCAACTCGACGAGGTATCGGAATCGATGAGGGTTTGAAAATTCTCAATACTGTTAAACATAATCTTGGAGTGCCAGTTTTAACTGACATTCACGAAAGCTATCAGGCAGAATTGTGTGCTACAGCTGGCATTGATGTTTTACAGATTCCTGCATTTCTATGTAGGCAAACTGATCTATTGTTAGCAGCTGGTGCTACAGGCTGTGCCATCAATGTCAAGAAGGGGCAGTTCCTTGCTCCACACGATATGAAAAATGTTGCCACAAAAATTGCCTCAACTGGCAACGAACGCATCATGTTATGCGAAAGAGGATACACTCATGGATATAATAATCTTGTTGTGGATATGCGCAGTCTACCCATTATGGCAGGCACCGGCTATCCAGTGGTCTTTGATGCCACTCATAGTGTTCAACAGCCTGGAGGCATGGGAGAAAGATCTGGCGGAGATAGGACCATGGTCCCGTACCTGGCGAGAGCTGCTGTAGCCACAGGATCAGTAGCTGCGGTCTTTATAGAATGCCACGAAGATCCAGACAATGCACCCAGTGATGGACCTAACATGATAGCACTTAAGGATCTATCAGCACTTATTCATAAATTATTACAAATAGATGCTATTGTAAAATGATACTAAATCAAACCAAAGAACAAAGAAAAGCAGCAAAAGCACAACGTAGATTAGAAAAAATACCCGATACTGGTATTATTTTCCAAGATAAGTTAACTGTTCTCTGCGTGAGATTTGGCACCAAGTATGGCAGAGAATATGTCGAACGTCTTCGAAATATGGCAGCACGACATATTAAAGTACCCTACGAATTCGTCTGTCTCACTGATGACATTAATCCCATTCAAGGTGTTCGCAATATAGTTCAGCCCTTGGCCGGATATCATAGACTATGGTGGCATAAAGTTCATATGTTTGATCCGGGTCTTCCGTTGTCTGGAAGAATTTTATATTTTGATCTAGACATTATTATATGTGCAGATGTAGAAGACCTCGTTCGAAGTGCTGGCAATAAATTTTTAGGGATTCGAGATTTCAACAGAAAATTTCACTCAGGGTGGAATATATTAAACAGTTCTGTAATGAGTTGGGTACACGGACAACATTCTTATATTTTTGAAGAATTCAAAAAAGATCCTCCCCAGGCACAGAAATTATTAGGGGATCAAGATTGGATTTGGAGAGTGGCCAAACAAAAAATAACCTTTTGGCCCGACAATGTGATTCAAAGTTATAAATGGGAGATACGTGAGCGCAGTGATCTTATAGTAGATCGAGGCAAGCGCAAATTTAAAACCATATCAAATAACGTTAACATAGATCAAAATTGTTGCGTGGTAGTGTTTCACGGTGATCCCAAACCCGAAGATATTCAGGACAAATTTGTAGTTGACAACTGGCGTTAAAGATAGTATACTTTAACTATGATAAAACGTATAGGCTTTGCCTGCAAATGGATTGATGGTCCTAGCCAAATCGATGGCATTAAACAAACGGACAACTGCAAACAGTATAATACCGGCAGCACCACTGTTGCCTGGTTAAATAGACAGACAACTGAAGTTGCAGAACAAAAACTCTATGACCTGATGGTAGGTAATATTGAAGCAGTTCGCAAACTAGTTGAACTTGTGGGAACACTTGATGAAAATCTTAGAATGGTACGACTCAGTAGCGATATCCTTCCTGTGTATACTGAGCCAACTTGGGGCAGGTATTGGCGGAGTCCCGATGTACGGGCCTATTGCGAAAGAGCATTTGGAGCCGTGGGGGATTTGGCTCGCGAGAGGGGTGTTAGGCTTAGTATGCATCCTGGTCAGTTTACTGTGTTGGCAAGTGTTAACGAAGGTATTGTAGAACGTTCTATCGAAGAATTCGAGTACCATACTGACATGGCTCGATGGATGGGATATGGCAAGACCTTCCAGGACTTTAAAATCAATGTGCATATCTCGGGCAAACAAGGTCCAGACGGTATTAAGCGGGCAATGCAACGACTTAGCCCAGAAGCACGAAACTGTATCACAATCGAAAACGACGAAATGACTTGGGGTATTGATGCTAGTCTTGAACTAGTAGATACCTGCGCATTAGTCTTAGACATCCATCATCATTGGATTAACTCAGGAGAATATATTGACCCGAATGACGACCGTGTTAAAAGGATTATTGATAGTTGGCGGGGTGTTCGTCCTGTCATACATTATAGTGTATCACGGGAAGACGTTATTGTTAAACATCCCGGACACATCCGTCCCGATCTTCCGTCCCTCCTAGAGCAGGGCTACAAAAAGCAAAAGCTCAGAGCTCATTCAAATTTCTACTGGAATACAGAAACAAATGAATGGGCACTGAGCTTTAGAGACCAATTTGATATTATGTGCGAAAGCAAGGCCAAGAACTTGGCCAGCTTTGCACTCTACGAACAAAGTATTAAGCAGCCGGCTTTGCTTTTGGCTTAGGTGGCGCTTTTGGCTTAGGTGCTACCTTAGGCTGTGCAGTCTTTGGAGCAGCAGGCTTCTTGGCGAACTGTTGCTTTTTAGGTGCAGGCTTTTTAGCAGGTGCTTGTTCAACTACAGCCGCTGGAACAACTGCTTCTGCTACAACAACCACTGCTTCAACTGCAGGTGCTACCTCAACTGCTGGTGCTGTCTCAACTTTATATGGGGCTTCCGCAGTTTGTTC